ACCAGTCTCTGTTTGAATCCAAAACGGCACACCCGGTTGGTCAACTACAAACTCATAAACTCCGCCGCGGGCACAAATAATACTGTTATCAACAACACCGTTGTTTCTAAATATATAACGACCGTTAGCAGCATCACGTGTCACGGTGTAGGTAATCGTTAAATCAACCCCGCTGGTGCTTACATCAACCGGGTCAGGTCCATCTGGCAGCCAATAGTATTGACTAAAATTAATTAATTTGTCAAAACTAATTTTAGGATCAAATGTATAATAATCTTGTTCAAATAAACGACTGTGATTATTTGTTAGGCCACCGTAGTAACCAATCTTATCTAATAGATCAATATAGTCAGCAACAAAGGTAACATTGTTTTGTTCGTCTTTAATTACAACGCCCGGCTCTAGTTGATAATTTTGTCTAGTGGCGTTATATTCAATAACATAACTATCACCAGTTTTATATGTAGGAGCAAATTTACGACCGATATATCCATAAAGCGTTTCTAAGTTTGGTTCAGTTACTAACTGATCCATTGTAGCGGCTAAGAATTTCTTATTAGCATCACTTTGGAATACGGTAGGTAAAAATTTGTAGGTTTTTCTTGTTGCCATGCTAGTCCCGTCTTTTTGTTAACTTACTATGATTGCACCAGTTTGATTTAATTGTGCCGCAGTAATTGCTGTAATAATTTGTACGTTGTCTACTGTGGCTGCGCTTGTAATAATTTCATTGATGTTGGCATTTACCTGTAATAGACTACCAAATGCATCTGCTTGGTTAGCAGGAACAATGATAATGCTAGAAACATTAGGACTCAATTGAACATGTAGATAACTTGCTAGTTCACTAAAGTAAAAAGTTTCACCGAAGTCCCAGTTTGAAACATCAAAATATGTGTTAATAGCAGCAATTACGCTGGTCTTAATTTCGTTATCACTGATTACCACGTTAGGATTTTTAACGATCTTAAACGTGGCCTGCAGCGTAGGTATTGCCTTGCTACCAAATAAAGGTTTAAACTTAGCAGGATTATAAATGATAGTGTCGCTGATTGCTTTATAGTTGTCTAAGGTGCTGTAATCAAGTTGCAATTCTTCACTGGTAGGAGCCAATGGCTGTGCAACCTGTCCAGAGGTGTCCTGTATCCATGCTAGGTAATCAATTGAATATTGCTGTGTTAATACATACAAGTCAATGATGTTATTTGGGCTTGGGTCAATACGTCTGTTATTAGGACTGTTATGACGATATTGGAAGTATAAATCTTGACGCCCCAATTTAGCTGTGTACCCTGTAACTGTGTTAATTGCAAACACTGCTCCACTTACCGTTAATTGATAAAATGTATCTGTGTTAGGAATATAAAATAGTTGCCCTGTTTGATATAGTGTTTTTGCCTGTTCTATTGCACGCAAGGTATTGTATGATGACACTACAGTGGCATTATCCACCGGAGTTTGAATAACAAAGTTATCGTAACTTACAGTATCTTGGAAGTAAACATATTTTTCAGCAGTGTTTACTGTAGGATTCACAATAAGATCAAACAATTCAGGATTGTCAGGTATACCGTCATTGTCGCTGTCGCTAAATGTTATATAAATTTTATCAATGTTTACATATCCGTCAACTTCGGTAATTGACTTATTGATATACCATATATAATCTAATGCCAATGGGTTGCTATCATCGGGATTACTGTTAACTTTTAACACTTTGATTTGATCATGTACTGTTAAACCAGTTTTAGCATCAAAAATCTTTGTTGCGCCATCGTAGTAGAAGTTAGTTTCTAATACACTTTCAAACACGTAGTTTAGTCCGTGATATAATACTGTGTATGTTTTGCCTACTGTTTGGAATGCAATAATCCAGCTGGCATCTTTAGCCTGTCCGCTGGTATCTCCTGCCCATGTTAGTCCAAAGTCGCTAGTTAAATCTAAATCTGTTGGTAGTATAATTTTCCAAGTGCCAGTGTCTGTATCGTAGCGTAGACCAAAGTTGGAATAGGCTTGTATGTAGCCCACCATCGATTGTACTAATACGTTAGGGAAATCAACATTAAACACCGCAAATACTTTGTCACCGATAACAGTTTGTGCATTACCGTCTAAGCCCACTGCTGGGATGATTTGATTTAGTGTGACTGGTCCTGCACCACTGGCTAAATTACCTTGGCCGCCGTTGGTGCCGTCACCTACTACTAATTCAATAGCCGCATATACATAATATTTGTCACCTGATTTGCTAGGAGTACCTGTGCGTACATAGTTTTGGCTATCAAAGTAATTACCTGCACCTGCGCTAAATCTAACAATCGCACCTTGGCGAATGTATTTGTTGCTGTTAGCAACTATGTCGCCAATCTGTAGGATATTACCTGCTACATCAACAAAAAAGCCAGTACAACCGTTGGCAATTGTAGTCGATGTGTGCCAATATACATCTGTTAAAGTAATTAACGGATAGTCAGCGTAGAATAATTGTTGCGTTTCTGTTGCTTGTGCAATAGGAGCAACCCGATCGTAAATTGTACGATAGATGTCGTTGGTTGTAAAGAAGTCAAAACTAAATGTATCAGTAAAACTATCACGGTATAGCATACCATCTTGTGAGAATATGTTAGTACTTGAATATTTGCCAGTTGCATCAATAACGTCTAGGTAACGACTTACACCCGAGCTTGTACGGTTAACTGCTTTTACTTTTAAAATATTACTGAATAGTGTGTAAGGTAAGATATTATAATCTTCACCTGTGATCATACGATTCTGTGTGTAGAATTGTTGCGGTGCCTTTTGTTTAATATCATCTAGGCTTTCGCGTGTACTTGAGTTAGCAATAGTATATTGCAGACTAGCTGAGATATTTAATACTTCGACACGACCTGATTGGCTAACATAATTAATAGACATAACCACACCCTGCATTTCGTCGGGTGTAATTTTATATTGTAGACCGTTTGATGCTCTATAGTATACACGGAAGTTGCCTTGCGGGATATTACTAAATGCACCGTCACCAAATACTAGATCAATTTGATCAGCGGCTTGTGTGTTTACTTGATAGATATTCCGATTTGATGTATTGTTATAGATAACGTTAGTGTTAGCTACAGCAGGAACCTGTGTCCATAGCTGACCCAAAGTTCCGTCACTGTTTACACTGTATAACCAAACGTCACTATTATTGATGTTGTTTACGTTAATATTAAAAATACGGTTAGGGATACTTTCTGCAAAGTTAAAATCACGCGATTGTATAATACCTTGTACAAAGTACAAGAAGTAACCTGTGTTATTGCTACTGTTGCCTAGACCGTCATTTCTGTATAAGAAATTAAACGGTGCTGATACCAATGGGGGTGCTTCGTATATGTAGCTTTCGCCTGTACTAGTAGGGCTTACAAATTCAAAATCCATACTTGTACCAGCCACTGTGGCTTTAAACGGATAAACTGACAATCTACCAGGTACATAATTTATGTTATATTCTTCTACGTTAATACCTGCAATATTCTGACTACCTGCAGGTTTGCCAATCATTTGATTGCTTTGTAGTGCGGCATTTAAAATAATAGTGAATTGTTCTAACCAGTTGCTGTTAGCACTGTCTGCCCAATTAACCACTAGTCCGCTTAGATTGATACCATTACTATCAAACACTGTTTCAGTCGTTGATACGCTGTCAAATTTTAAATAGCCTCTACTGTTGATATTACGTTTAGGATTGTATGAAATCAGTCGTGCTAATTTAAGAACACTGTCTCGACGTTGTGCAGTGTCAATAAAGTTTTCACGTGCGTTTAAGTCGCCACGGAAGGCCAATGATTGACCTAAGAAGGCAATCATATCGATTAGTGCAATGAATTCACTTGATTCAATATAGTCGTTGAAGTCTTCTGGGTAGTATAATTGAAGGTAACTAATCATACTAGCACGAATAGTTTCGTAATCGTAGCTTTGGAAGTCGGCGTTACGGAAGGTTTGATAGACTTTTGTCCAGTCCTCTGCAACTAATAAACTCGATTGTCTTGTGGTAATTGCCATACATTATTCCCAATATAATGTATTTATCTTAGAAATAAACTGTGTAGTTAATTACTGTGCAGAAAGAGATTGGGATTCGCCGTTAAAATTTAACAGCATTGTATTGATTTGATTAGTAGGAACGTAGCGCAATTGTAGTTCAATTTGAATACCTTGGTCGTATTCCGTAACAATAATGTTATCAAAACTAACGCGAGGGTCATAACCGGCAACAGCTGATATGTCTGCTATGATTACACTTTTTAAATCTTCAGTGAATGGCTCGTATAGAACGTTCCAGATGATTGTACCAAAGTTTGGGTTCATCAACTTCTCACCTTTACGGATGTTGAAATGATTTATAATGTCTTGTTTGATTAAGTCAAAGTCAGTCAAGCGGAAATTTTTGCTTGCTCCTAGTGTACTAAATCCTTTATAAGTTGCGCCGGCCATATTAATATTTATCCAGCATTGATACTTGGTAGTTTGGGTGCTAGCACGCTAACAGCATACTTGCCTTGGTTAAACAATTCTGCGCCAGGACCGCTACCAGACCTAAATGACAGTGCAGCATCTGAACCTAACTTATGAGCTACACTCATCATTCCTGCTACATCAGCTGGTGTTTGATCGGCTGTAATTGCACCGCTAGACAGCAGGTTGGTGTAATTTTGATTAGTTACTGCTGACATCACACTTTCTTGTTCTGTTTTATTGCTTAAAAAGCTAGTTGCATCAGTGATGCTGTTTTTGTTTGTCCAACTATTAGGATTTGTCAATTGCTCGTTGCTGGTTACTGTGCTTTTAATATAGCCTTGCTCTTGTAATGCTTTGTAGTCTAATTGATATTTGCCTAGTTTACCATCACTGCCTGTGGTAGTATAGTCATTGCCTTGTCCTAGTTGTGACATCAAGGCAGTAGTTTCATCTTTAGTTAGCGAACCAGCTGGTGCAACCGCAGGTGGTTGATTGCGAATATCTTTAGGGGTAGCTGCGTTTTCTACACCCGCAGTTAAAGTTGTGTCGCTCTTAGTTGCATCAGTACCCGAGAACGAAGCATTAGGTTGTATACCAGGGCTTGTTGGTATAAATGCTCTTGCTCTGGTACCACGGTCATACGGTTCGTGTGTGGGTGCAAAGGTTACAATGGACTCTAGAGCGCCGGGCTTACTTGACCACGTACCTCCAGAGCCAGTTACTTCAGGCAGTTTACGGGTTTGTATAGGGGTTATAGCTTTTAATGCATCTGTGCCGCCACTATTCTGTTTAATGCTAGCACCTTCAAGTGCAATTATGCCCCCAGCTTTAAGACCAATTTTTGCGGCTGAATCTACTTTAAATGCGCCTACCTTAAATTCAGTACCAGAATTTGCAGTTACATTAAATTTACCTTCAGCAAGAAAATCTATCAATGGTGTTTCTAATTTTAGACTAGTACCTGCCTTGATATTAATTTTGCCACCTACATCAAGATTAAAGTCACCGTCAGCATGTATGTCAAATGTACCTTCTGTACGTAAGGCCATGCCTCGTTTGCTATAGGCTAAAATTTTACCATCTTTAGTTAATTCTACCCAGCTAAAACCGTTGGCATGGGCAATATACAGTGACTCGTTGCTGTCGTGCATCAAGATTTGATGACCGCCCGCTGTACGTAATCGAATAAGTTGGTCTTCACCAGTAGTAGCACCGTCATCCATTAAGAATACGTGCCCACCTTTGCGTGATTTTACCTCAGTATATTTAGAATTTAATTTACCAGCCTCAAGATCTGGAAGATAACTTGGATCATCTGCAGGGTCATTTACAGGGCGACCTGGGGTACTAATACCAAATACAAAACTAGGACTTTCTCGTTGGCTACTACTTGAAACTGGGCCACGGACAATATCTCTTTCTAAGCCTTGTTTTTGATATATCGAATACTGGTATGTATGTAACGGTTTGTTATTGTTATAGAATGCAGTATTAGTAAAATCGCTGGTATATTGATTAAACTCTACAACCGGTACTATATCACCTTCTTGAATTTGTTTACGCTGACCCGGAGTTAAACTATTACGATCAACATTTGATGTTCCTGCTAAGCCAGGCATCATATAATGACTTAAATGTGGATTAACACATGCTAGTCCGTAGCCACGCAACGGAT